AGCGATAATTGCGTTCTTCTTGTCCGCGCCTGTTTTCCAGCGCACGCTGTTGAATGCCGTGTCGCTCGCCACCATGGCAGCGTCGGCGTCATTCTGCGCAGCCGCGTCCTGCGCGGCGGACTGTTTCGCTTGCTGTACCGACCACGCGATGGCTGCCACCGCGCCGGCGATTGGCAACAATGAAATCATTGATGCGGTCAATGCCGGGCCCAGCAAAGCCGCCAGCTTGAGGATGGCCCCGAGGGCGCTAGACAGCTTGCCGATGACAATTAACGCCCCGCCGAGTGCCGCGAACTTCAGCGCCACCTCGCCGATAGTTGTGATTAGCTCCTGGTTGCGCTGAACAAAACTTTCGACGACACCCGCGATATCGGTCAGCTTGATCTGATACTCGGTCATCTTGCCACTTATTGCTTCCCCAATCGCTATATTGACGCCCTCAATGGCGCTCGTCATAATGCGCCAGGCGCCGCCCTGGCCGGACTCCATGAAGTTGTAAGTCCGTTGCGCCTCGCCAGCAGCCTGTTGCAGGCGGGAAAGAAACGCGTCTATGCCGCCAGCGCCCATAGACAGTGCGCCGCCGCCAAGCGAGCCACGAATATCAAAAATCTTGATGATAGCCTGAACACGCTCGGCAGTCGGCAGCCCCTCGACCGCTCGCCCAACCTCAGTAAAAATATCCAGCATGTTGCGCAGGTTGCCGCTGGTGTCCGTGGTCATGATTCCGAACGTGTCCTGAAGGTATTTCTGCACGCCCGGATCGGCCATCTGCTGAAAGCTGCGGGAGATAGCCGTGCCGGCCTGCTCGCCACGGATGCCCATGTTGGCAAGCAGGCCGAGCTGCGCTAACAAGTCCTGGAAGCCAACGCCGGCCGTGACCGCGCGTGGGCCAGCGGTCTTTAACGCCTCGCCAAGGTCGTGCAACGTCTGCGCACTCCCGTTGGCCGTGGCGGTGAGCAGGTCCGCGATGCTGGTCATGTCCGTCGCCTGCATCCCGAAAACCACCATGTTGTTGCCTGCAATCTCGGCTGCTTCGGCAAGTTCCGTGCCGGTGGCTTTTGACAGATGCAGCATGGGCTCAATGCTATTGATGATCGAATCAGGAGAGAAACCCATGCGCGACATGGACAGCATGCCATTGGCAACCTCCTCGGCGGTGAACGATGTCGTGCGGCCGAGCTCCTTTGCCGTGTTGGTAAGCCGCTGGAAATCGTCGCCGCTGGCGCGGGACGTCGCCGCGACCATGCGCATGGCGTCATCAAAGCCCATAAACACCCGAGCAGCGTTGCCATAGGCGAGCAGGGCCGGCGTGGCGGCCTGGACCATGCCGGTGCCGGCCGCCGTCATCGTCGCCCCGAACTGCTGCAGGCGTGCTGCGGCCAGCCGCAGGCCCTTCTGCAACTCGCTGGCGTCAGTCGTCAGGTAGACGACGGCCTTGCCCGCTAATACGCTGCCGACTGTCGCCATGTTAGTTCCGCCTCCGGTATGCTGGATTGTCGTTGAAAATCGATGTCATCACCCTATCCAGCTCCTCGCCATGCAATTCAATCTCTGGCGGCTTCTGCACTCGCCTGGTGAAAGGGTTGAACTCCGCTGCCGTGAACGGCTTTTTGCGCAGCTTCGGATCGCGATTGACCTCCGCGATCACTGCGATTACCGACGCCGTGCGCACCCAGTTTTCTTCCACGCGGGCACGCCACATCGCCATCAGGTCGCCGTAGGTGTATCCATCGGGGTTGACGCCGAGGACGCCGGCAGCTTGGACAACAGATCTCCACAGCTCTGCTGCACTAGCGCGTCGATGTCCAGATTGTCCAGCGCTTCGCGCAGTTGGCCGTCCACCCTCTGCATCGCCTCCAGCGTCTTCCGCGCTGCTACCCGACGCGCACCCGGAAAAAAATCAGCCAGCTCCTCCAGGAACACCGTGGTCGCGCGCTCGATGACCTCGCCCGACAGGCCGCGCCCAAAGTCCTCGTCTGATAGTTGGCGCTTGTCAGCCTGGGGCTTGCAGATCACATAGAGCACGTCACACAGGAGGATGGGATCGGCGGCCAACTGTTGGACGGCGCCACCCTGGCTGATGTCCATCAGATCAAGGCCCAACAGGCTCCGTACGCGCTTGGCGGCGGCGATGTCAATCGTCACCTGCCAAGCGCGTCCTTCAGTATCTTTGAACTCTCGCATGAGCGCCTCCCTTACTGCCACTTCGGCGGACGCGTGTCGTCGTAGAGCGTAGGCACAGCCTTGCACTCATACCACACCACGTCATCGAGGTCTTGGGTTTCGTCCATTGACTCGATGTGAAAATCAGCGTCCAACCCCTTCGCCCCGGCTTCCTTGCTCGGCTTGGCGTAAAAAGCCAGAGGCGTGTCAGCCATGAACGCGGTCATGAGCGCGGTGTAGTCGCCGCTGCCACCCTTGACAGTAAAAGACAACTCGCCCTCCTTGAGCCCTGGGGAGCTGGTTTTCCAGCCCCCCGACGCGCGCGTGGTCGAGTCGATCATCGTCTTTTTGACGCCTATCTTGACGTCTTTGATGTGCTTGAGTTCGGTCGATGCCTGCGTGCCTGCCGCGCCCTGGTAGAGCACTGCGTCTTTGCCGAGATAAACGGTTACAACTGACATGCTGATTTCTCCTTTACGCTCTGATTTTGAAGTTCTTATATTGGCGGGACATGACATCAACAAAGGCTGGCGCCATGAATGGGCGCTGCGGGTAGACATTCACTTTGGCCTCGCGGCCAACGTTGAGCATGGTGTATTTATCGAGCGCCCGTTGCGAAGCTACCATCTCCTTGCGCGTTCTAATCTTGCGCCAAATGATCGCGCCATCGCTATTGAAAACCGGCCCAGGCTTACCCATGCGCAGCTTCCTTGGCGCGGATGGCTTGCGAGCCTGTGATCCTCCAAATTCATGGTAATGACCAGTTAGCCCGGTGACGCCGTGGGCAGGACCGACAACTGCCTCTTCCTTAGTCGTGGTCAAGGAGTACACGATGGACTTTTTCAAGCTGTGACGACCGCCGATAGTCGTTGGTGGACGGCCGGGCAACGAACGCGCGCCTGATACGGAGCGTTTCTTTATGGACGCCTTGGCGGCGCGCGCGATCGACGAAGCGGCCTGACGCATCGGGTCGCGCATGGCCTCACGTATCCTTTGCGCTACCTCGGGGTTCATCTTGGTTTTGACGCGTACTACAGCCATGGATTCACCACGTCCTTACTTGCCTTGATCTCAATTTCAGCGTAAAAAACGCCCGAGCTTCTAAGCTTCTCCATGTCCATGCCAAGAAATTTCGGACGGATGTTGAAGTAGTCTGGCAATGTCGCCGCAACGGCCTCCATAAGTTCGTTGAGCGTCGCCATGTGACCGCTCACGTCCACATCGTTGGCCTCGCGTACATACACCAGTACGACCGTCACTGTGTAACGCACGCTGGCCCTGTCAACAACCACGAAGCTGTACTCACCAGGCACCACTTCGACCATAGCCACGCGACCTGCTAACTCACTGCCTGTAGCCGATGGCGCCCAGCTTACCCGAGGAGGTGTGTCGGTTGGCAAGATGCCAGCGGCGATTGCTGCCACAGCACTTGCGAGTTGCTCCGATTCGGATGACATTTTCCCGCGCGTCATGGTTTAGGCCCCAGGTATTGCGTGTAGATGGAAATTTCCTTGTAGTCGCCACCGTGAAAAGACCATGGCTCGCCGTCTGGATTGCCGACGCGGAAGCGCAGGTCACCGAGGATGATTTCGTCCTTCTGCTTCGGCACCACACCGCCAAGGTCTTCACGCTTGACGATGAATCGCTGGGCGTGGACGTACACTGGGAATTCGCCGTCGTACTTTTTGAATCGCTTGACGGCGACCTTGGCTTCGATGTTTTCAGCGACAGTGACGCCCCCTGATATGTAGGTGATCTTCTCTGTGCTCACCCCGTACATGTCACGCAGCATCTGCCGCCCATCCGAGAAAAAGCCCATCGTTATTCCTCAAGTATGGCGATCTTCTCGCCAAGGATGCGCAGCTCGAACGTAGTGCCGTCCGCACTGCTCAGAGTGATCTCGTTGTTGGCCGCGTCGGTGATGTCCAAACCTGCCGGCTCGGAGAGCATGAGCGCACCGCCGCCAGCAAGGACGATGCCGGCGGATACGCCGAAGAACGAGCCCGATGCAA